AAGGAAGTTTACAAGGGTGATCTGTCGCTAGGTCGCAGGGCGCTGGAGCGCATCCGGCTAGAGTCTAAACTGGACGAGATGCTGGCGCAGGTGCGAGAGCAGATGGTCTACAACACGCCACCAGAGCTGGGGTCTGTGTGGTCAAGGTTTGAGAAGGCATGGCACGACATTCAGAATGAGCAGGCCGATGCGTTAGCAGCAGAGACAAGAAAACTACAGGCGGCTAGATGGCAACGAAGGCAGGCGGTAAATCGGCTCAAGGGTCGTCTGGTATGGATTGGAGCAGTCGTGTTCGTAATTCTATGGGCGGTGGGTCTAATGTGGCTGGTAATCAGAAGCGCGACAATGAGGATGTACCTTGGTCACTGATTGCTACAGTGATGGCCGTGGTGCTGATGTTCTTTATCGTCATGCCGATCTTGGCCTTCATGTACTACGACATGTATTACGCCACGCAGGCGGCAGTGCATGAGGTTAGGAAGATGCGAGAGCTGCGGCGTGAGATTCAAAGCGAAAGGATGTATGGCAAATGATTGATCGCAACGCATTCAGAAAGTTTATTCCTAAGAGCAAGTACGCTGACCAGTGGTACGACGCAATGTTCAGTCCGCAGTCAGAGTTCGGTGGCAAGTCTTTGCTCGAAGAGTACGAGATCAATACACCGAAGCGCATCGCTGCTTTCCTTGCCCAGACTAGCCATGAATCAGGCGGCTATGTATTCCTGACAGAGAACCTGAACTACAGTGCAGAAGGTCTGGTCAGGATATTCGACAAGTATTTCCCTGACTTGGCAACAGCCAAACTCTATGCCCGTAACCCTGAGAAGATAGCGAACAAGGTTTACGCTAACCGCATGGGCAATGGCGATGAGGCCAGCGGAGATGGGTTCAAATTCCGTGGCCGAGGAATTTTGCAACTCACCGGGAAAAATAATTACTTTTGGTTTGCTGCTTCGCTTGAGATTACACCTGAAGAAGCGGCTGAATATTTGCAGACCTTCGAGGGAGCAGCGCAGAGTGCCTGCTGGTACTGGAGTGAAAACAAACTCAATCGTTTCGTTGATGCGAATGACTTTAAGGGATTAACCAAGGCAATCAATGGCGGCTACATAGGACTGGAAGACAGGGAACATCACTATGAAATTGCGCTCAATAGCTTTAATACTTCTGGCACTCGCTTGGCTTAGTGGGTGTGAGGACCGCTTCAGGTACCCTTGTATGGATAAGGCTAACTGGAAGAAACAGGAATGCCAACGTCCAGACTGCGCTATCACCGGCACCTGCCCTGACCAACTGCTGAAACAGGAGGATATGAAAGATGAAAAACCTAGCCCCTGAGCAGATGGATGCTCTGCTAAAGCTTATCATTGGCTCGACGTTCTGTCTTGTTGTTCTGACCATGACGATGCTGTCGATGTACTCGGTCGTCTTCGTGACTCAGCCTATGGTTGGTATGGCACCTGCTGACAAACAATTTTTTCTACTGCTTTCCGATATGTCAAAGTACATATTGGGCGCATTGGGAACATTACTTGCCATCAAAGGTAAGGACGGCGTAGCTAAGTTGATTGACCCACCACCCGGCGTAAGCAAGGCGAGTGACTGGGCTGATCCTACTCCACCTAAGTCGCCACCACCTTCACCTACACAGGCTCCTGTTCGTATGGAACCGACGATTGATCCAATCTCTGCCACACCTGTAGCTACAGGCTATGGCGGTAAGGCAGCACCTGTTCAACCACCTCACCCGGAGATTTCATAATGCTGATCTATGCGCGTATGGCTGTCACAGTTATTGCCAGCTTGTTCTTGGCTTTCCAAATCCATGCTGGCGAGACAAAGAAAGTTTGCCACGCTGAGAAGGATAAGAAGGGTAAGGAAGTACAGGTCTGCCGCGAGGTAAAGATTCATAAGAAGCTTGATGGTACTAAGGTGCCGCCCAAATGAATCCCTATTTTGTGGCCGGTGCCGTTATCGCTGTCGCCCTTGCAGGCGCTGGTGGCTACGTCAAAGGTACGGCGCACGGTAAGGCACAGGTCCAGTCTGCGTGGGATCAGGAACGTGCCAAGCAGGCAGAGGAATATGCGAAGGCACAAGCTGCTGCGCGTGAGAAGGAGCAGGCATTACAGGCACAAGCTGACCAGTTAAGGAAAGAGTCTTATGAACAAATCAAGGATATTAACGCTCGGTCTGACAAGCTTATTAACAGCTTGCGCCAGCGCCCCGAGCGTCCCACCACCTCGGCAAGTGCCGTGTCCGGTGCCACCCAATCTTGCGGTGGAGCGAGTGGAGCGGAACTGGCAAGCCGAGATGCAATCTTTCTTGCAGGGTACAGTGCCGATGCCGCAAGACTCCAAGCAGCCCTCGACACCTGCGTCAAACAGTACGAAGCCTTGAGGCCTAAGTAGCGCGTCTGAAGTAGTCAGTCGGGATATGGACCACTGGTTCTATATCCTGACTGTCCCCTCTATCTTTCCTGCCGCCTACGCCGTAGGTGACATCGCACCAGCCTTGCTTGTGGTAGAAGATGCCATCGCTCCACCGGACGATGACAATGAACTTTCCCCCGATCTCTTGTGCCATTGCCTTGCCGTGCATCCACTTGTGCATTGATAGCATCAAGGTAGGATACTGACTGCGAGGATTGTTTCGGCACTTGAGTTCGGCAAATCCTTTGGCTTGTCCTTTCTTTGTCAGCATCCAGTCTACATGGTAGGCGCGAGGCAGCTTGTGAAAGTCCACTTCCCACATGAGGTACAAAGCTTCTTGTACTTCTTTCTCTCGCTTTAAGTCTGCCTGTGTCTCATAGATGGGGCGCATTCTTTTCCTTCAGCTTGGCTTCGAATGTTTGTCTCATTTGTTTTTCCTTGCGCGGACCATAGCTGCTGCCACATTCCAGTCATCGCTCTCACAAGCTTCGGCGCAAGCCTCACGCTCTGCTGCTGCGACTACTCTGGCGAAGTCCAAGAAAATCTTGAATGAATCTTCGTCATCGGTGCTGAAGTTAATTAGTTCAAAGAATCCTTTAACGTCATTTCTAGTCATTGTTTCTCTCCTTATGTGGCTTGCGCCTCGCTTACGCCACAGACTCATTTCAGATCGTCCAAGTCCGACAAGTCTCTGGCTGTTGTGAGTACTGCAATGATTGCTTGCTCTGAACTATTGACAACATTGACATGGCCGCGCCAGTCTCTATGCCAGATTATTTGGTCTGGCGTTAGCTTCTGTTGCGACGGTGACTTGTTGCCATCCTTCACTTCTAGCAGGATGTTGAACCCCTTATAGCCGACGAGCAGGTCCGGGCATCCAGCGCCTACGCTGTGCAGATGCTGAACGGAACAGCCAAGAGTCCGCAATGCTTTGACGATCTCCTTCTGGTTGTCATCTACCTTTGCGGCTCTCATTCCATTCCTTTCTTTTTATCAACACATCATCTTTTACTGAGTCGTACTTGTCGCATTCATGAACGGTTCGGATCGGCATGAAGACAGCGCCTTGGCTATACAAGTCAGCTGCCATACATCTACCGAATCCGACTCGAACATGAGACGGATAGTCTCTCAGGTTAAAGTTCACACAGTGTAGGCAGAACATTATTTTTTCCATAGAAACTAGGTGACTTTAGTTCTTTGCACGATAGGCAGACCCAGCGTCTTGTCCTTCTACACTCTTTCCACTCGCCACCATCAGTCTCTCGGTGGCTGTTGCAGGCGCTGCACCACTTTAGGTTTGCGCTTGTCTTCGCACTTTGGCTCATCGATTATTCTCTGTTGACTTGAGATGCCGTCCTTGTAGCCACGCTTGTACTCGCCGATGCTTTTGTCAGCGAGTACGATAGCGCCCCAGTAGATTACCGCCATCGTGCTGGCGATTGCGACTAGGTTCATCATAAGAGTGCCTTGATGTCTTTGATGGGTACATCGAATGTCTCATGCACTTTCAGGATGAGGTTGGCTGTGATTGGCCTGCCTGACCTGAACTTACTGACGGCAGATGGTCCTACCTCTAGCATATGTGACAACTGATAATCACTTCTGATACCGAATCTTTCGATCAAAAAATCGAATAGGCGATGCGGCTTGTTGTTTACTTTTATTTTGCTCATGTTGGTATTCTCCCCATGTTTGTTTGACATCTGTCTCTACTGATTTGCGTGGAACAAAGCGATTCGGATCGCTCTGATCCTGTTCGCATATGTATTTCTTGCGGTCCCGTAGATACTGCTTTGCTATCTCAAGTTTGACGTTGTGGTCCATGATCTTCCTTCACGTTGTCAGATTTGCCTTCCTCTTCCCGCATCTGGTGGCCTAGCCAAGCCAGTCTGGTCTGGTGGCCTTGCGTTAGCACCACCTTGACTAGCGTGGGTGTTCGCTTGATCGTTGGATCGTTGGCTTCTCGCAGTTCACGCAGGGCTGTCATCCTTGCTCTGGGTGCTGCCTTGCCTGCACCAGCGGTCTTGTCTGCCAGCGCGTTGTACTCCTTGAGCCACTCTTCCAATGACGATAGTTCCTGCGGGTCTTTGCGAGGTATGTACAAAAGCCATCCACCCCCAGAAGTTTCTGGTTCCTCTGGTTCTGCGACGACTTCTACTACCTCTGCTTCAACGGTAACTGTACCATCGACCACTTCTACAGCGGCTTCCTGATAGGAAGGTTCTATTACTTCAGGCAAAGCGATAGCATCCAATGGATTCTTAGGCGTGATGTCCTTGGCTTCTTGCTTGGCTTCTGCTGGGTAGTCATCTGCTTCCTCTGTGGTGATGAGTCCCTTCAGTGCATCTGGGAAAGCATCTCGCAGGGCAAAGCCTCGGGCTCTCATCTGTAGCATCCGCTTTGGGTAGGATGTCCAAGGACCTTGTTTATTCCACAGGCCTGCCCTCTTTGCGTCCTCGACTGAGAATTTAGCTGTGACAGGCTTACGGCCTCGTCTGTGGGCGATACAGACAGCGATAGGGTTCGGTGTACCTTCGCCCTCAAAGAACTCTTCTACGCCCTCACAGGCTGGGTGTGCCTGCACCAGTGCCATTGCTGCGTCCCCATAGACTGATGGTTTGCCGTTGATGACGCTGATGTTTTGCAGTGCCTGCATAGGTGCTAGTCCAATCTCGTTGCCCCATTGGATAGCAACTAAGATGTCCAGTGGCTTGCCTGCGTAGGCTTTGGGTACTAGGTTGGATGCTGCCAGTTCGCCGGCGAAGGTCTTGGCTTCTGAAAAGGTTGTCGGCAGGAAGCCGTTTCTGACTGTCACATTGCTCATTGTTTTTTCTCCTTGATGGTTAGGCTTGACTGCCGGATTGAGTAGCCCTCTTTGGCGGGGATGACTCGCTCTGTTGTTGCTTTGTAGTGGCGCATCGGCCAGCTTACTTGGTACTTCCCGATCTCAGCTTTGGTAGCTGTTTGCATTGCTTCTTTGATACGTTTCTCTCTGTCATCTATGATGTCTTCGCATTGCTTGATGTCCTGCTTGGCTTCGTGGATGTCTCGCGCCCACTGTTCGAACTCACCACCTAAATGGACTGTGGCATCTTCGGCAGTCCCCCATGTCCTGTTGGCATCATCACTGTTGACAGGTGGATAGTAGTCAATATGCCTCTCTGATTTCCAGATGTCAAGTCTACGTTGGAAGTCGAGCGTAGCTTTTTCGATGGCCCGAAGGGTAGGTTCGTGCGGTTTGAAAAGAAAAATCCGCAACTCTGTACCGCGATAGAGGACTGCCAGAGCGCCCCATTTAGCGCCTGTGATGTCCATCTGTGCCTGCAATTGGATTGGCCCCCTGTAGAGGGCTGGGGTATGTTCTGGCGCGACTGAGGTTAGCTTGGCTTCGATGATGCCGGTACCTGTTAGCTGCATGATGTCGCCGTCCATGACCATGATTCCTTTGTCGGGGTCATTGGCAACCACTATTGCGTTTCCATTTGCTACAGCATCTATGCTACAGGCCAGCGGCAGCAAGGGGTGAAAGCGAGGTTCAGGGTGGTGTGTTACCAAATCGGTAACGCCTAGTCGCTCTGCTGCTTTTTCAATGATGACGCGCTCTAGCGTATCGCCCCACTGCATTGCTTCATTTTGTGATGATGTTGAATCGATGCCGTTTATAGCGCCTATGCTGGCTTGTAGCTCGTCATTCGGGCTTCTGTATTTGCTGTATCCCATGATTGCAGGCAGGCGGGAAGCGGACAGCATTGTGTTAGGTGTAACTTTTCCGACCATGATAGACCCCTTATTAAAATGGAAAGATAACGCGATCAATGATGCGTTCGATCATTGAATGATTGATTGAGTAGCCCTGTTGCTGTGATAAGTGCAATAAATGCAGCACTTGGTAAGCATCTTGCTCGGTAATGTCAGGGTTTATTTCCTGAACAATGGCAAGGGATACAGGGATTGAGGGTTGCTTAGTTAGGCAGACTGGCATGATGGCTCCCAAAGGGTTTATAGGGCTTTAAAAAAGCCGGAGGGTATCCGGCTTGGTGCTGCAATAAAAAAGGCTTGTAGGGCCTGTATTAGAACGAGAGCAAGACAAAGAGAAAAGCCCACATTATCAGGAAAGCAACTAGGCCACCGATAGCTTCGATAATGGTAGTTTTCATGCTGTCACCTTGCTAGCATCAAAGCAGAAAACGTATCCTTTACCATCGGCGCTGTCACCAAAGCGCATATTGTTAAGATTCCAATCAAGACCATTGTTTTCAACTAATGCCTTGACAGCTTCAAAATGGGCTAATTCATATGACAATTCATATGGGTAGGAAATTGTTGCTTGCTTGCCTGTGCTTGTGTATGCCTTGATGCGTGAACCGCGAGTGTTAGCGGCAGGTATGAATTTGGTGTGAATGGCGATCATGGTTGCATTTCCTTTTAGGTTTAGACGGATTGTTTAGTAGTCAAGCGGAGAAACTGCCGGATAGCCTATTGTCATGCGCGAATCGAATTCAGACGAATCCATGAATTCACGCAAATGGGTGAGAGATTGAAACCAGTAGTGCCGGTGGCTAACGGATAACAGGTAATGATGCTCGATCAGCTTTGAATCGAATCTGTCTGTGTATTTGTACTGATAAGCCATTGTCGTTCCCCCTTAGTTATATTTGGCAAGGTTGTAAAAGCCGAAGCCGAGCAGAGCAGCGCCCGACAGAGATAAGACAGCGCAGGCAGCTACTGGCAAGCTACTGATGACAGCCAGCAAGGTAAGCAGGTTGAAAGCTACTGATGAGAGGATGAGAGCGGTTGAGTCTTTCATGATGTCATTTCCTTTTAGGTTTGACAGCCCCCGAAGGGGCGGATTGTTTAATTGCGCTCGTTGATGAAATCCCACACTCTGGTGTGATGGATGGTAGTTATATCGTTTACGATTCTGTCGGGTTGACCACCTGAACGAATTACAGCCGGTTCTGTCACGTTAATCCAGCCGCCGATTAGTCCCGATACTTCTGCTTTGTATCCGTGCTTCTGAAGCTTTTCGATAGCGATTTCGATTAGTGTTTTCATGATGTCGTTTCCTTTTCGGTTGACGTTTATCAAGTGATGCGGAACTAAGTATAGGCATTGCTTGGCAAATGGCAAGTAATATATTTTAATCATTGCCTGCATTGTGATAGATTCCGCCAATGGCACATAAGGCTACTCTATTGAGGTTGCGTCCTGAGATACGCGAGATGCTCGACAAGCTTGCGGCAGATCAACGCAGGTCAAGGGTGAGTATCGTTGAAGCGGCAGTGAGAGAGTACTACCGCAGCAGAGAGAGTACTGAAGATAAACTTAGCAGGATGATAACTAATGCAAAGCTTTGAGCTACCGGATGAACCGATCATTAAGCAACACAGGCCGCAAGACTTGCGTAAGTATTCGATTGTGCCGATCAGAGCAGCAGCAGACAGAAGGATTAAGCCAGCGGCCATGCGCGTACTGCTAACAGTATGCAGCTATGCCAACAGAGCAGGATTGTGCTGGCCGAGCCATGCCAACGTAGGCAAAGCCCTCGGAGTTAGCAGGCAAGCGGCAGGCAGGCAGATAAGAATCTTGAGAGAACTAGGTTATTTCAAAGTAGTCAAGAATCACAGCTATGGCAAGACAGCGCAGATCATCAGGGTTGTCTATGATGAAACATTGTCAAATAGTAACTTGATGGACTCGATCAAGTTCGAAGACTTGCCGCCTACCTTGCAAGCTTGGAAAGAAAAGGAAACCATCGAATTGTTAAATCAGGATAAAGAACCGTTTAACAATGTTGCAGTAACGGCAAGCAGGAAGGATGAGGGAGAGCTAGTAACAAAAGCATATATCGCAAGATGGATATCTCTCAATCGACAAGCAGGTTTTAGCAGGTTAGCAACGCCCGAGGATGAGGTAGTCATTGCTGAGTTAGCTGCGGCAGGGGTGACAGTGCCTGTACTTGACGACATCGTGAGGGCTACTCTTGCTTCTGTAGCAGGCACTAGCCGTGAGCCACCGCATAGAATCAGTGCATTTCGCAGGCAGGCAATTGATGCCATATTGAAAAGGGACCATGTTCCCCCCCTACCGTAGGTATGTGGGCGTGGGGACCCTACTCAATTTTTCCCCAGATTTTTCCGCTTGCAGGTTGGTTTTGGCCTTGTTCCACTGCCTTTTTTATAAGGTATCGGCCCGGAACCGAGGGAGGTTTAGAACTTTTAATTATATAAAATGGGGAGTCTCGGTTCCTCTGGGATGGGCGCTGGCCCGGCAGTGGGAAGGTTGAGGCTAGGTTGGCTACGAAAGCTACAGACGTGCGAAGGGAGTCGTAGATATTTGCATGGCTTTGCAAATGTCTTCCAGTATCCGTTTAGCATCTAGTGTGTAGCCACTAGGGAAGCTCAGGCCGTATTACCGTTAGGTGCGTACCGTTTTATTGCTTCCGACCCAGTCTTCCCTTTCGGGTGGTACCGTTCTTCACGGTTGGGCCAAATGTATATCTCATGCCATTGAGGGCGCGACTCCTTACGCCCGGATACTTGTTTCTACCTTCTCCAATCGGTTTGATCCAGATTGGATTTACCTACGTTGCAAGCCTCACACAAGACTTGCAGATTACTTGGTTCAAGCTCCAGCTCTGGGAACTTGGAACGTGGCTTGATGTGGTCTACGTGTAAGTAGCCATCCTTCGAGCCACAGCACATACAGATTTTGCCATATTTTACAAAGATGGAGTACCTAAGCTGTCTCCATTCTTTAGTGATATAGAAGTCAGAACCCATGCCTTTTTGGTATATAGGCGCATTGCTTAAATTGACAGGCTTTGCCTTCTTTGATTGCTTTTTTGAAATGGCAGTAGCTCGTTGAGATATGAGCTTTTGAATTTCAGGGGATTGACTGGCTAGTTTGGCAAGTGTCTTCTTAGCCTTTTCTTGACGCTTCTTTTTTTTCTTGGCAGCGTCTTTGTAGATGGAAGGCTTGCCGTAGCTCATCGAAAGACGAACCGGGCCGATGGTGGGAGTTTTCATAATGGAAAGCCCATTGAAAAGACCTTGTTAGCGCCCCCCGATGGAGTTTTCGGAGGCAAGGCCTTATCAATAAGCTTTCAGTCTGGCGCTAAACAGACGATTAAGATTATACTCAGTTGCCAACTGTCGGCAACAATATTTTGGAGAGCTATATGACTAATTACGTGACTCCGTACGAGTTAAAAGATAACCGTGGGAATCTGTTTTTAAACAAGAAAAAGAAGAATGAGGATAGCCCGGACTGGTCGGGTAAATTGAAGTTGAATGGGCAGGAGTTTTACCTGTCAGCATGGGAAAAGAAGACAAAAGCTGGGGATACGTTTTTTAATGTGTCTCTAGGTAAGATGGTCCCAGCACAGCCGACAATAAACCAGCACAGTATAGATAAGGGCAATGGGTATGCCCCCGGCGATAGAAAAGACACGCTGGATGAGGAAATCCCATTCTGATATATTGACAGGGGGAAAGCGGATTTTACTGTTCGGCATATGCCCCCACGCGGCAGAAGTTCAGTAATGGAGCGAGTACCCATCCTATAACCCCAAGGGGAGCCACATGACCTACCTGTTAGCAATATCACTAAGCCTGCCACCGCCAGATACTTTAGAGAAGTGCTTTTGGCGACACTACTGTACGCTAGAGAAGTGCGTCAGTTGCTCAATCTGCTGTTATGAGTCATCCTGTATGAAAAGCTGTTTCTGAAATACGGGGGAAAGCTGTGTCGATCAATTGTAGGTCGTCAAGGGTTACAGTGAGTACCCCACCCGATAATCCGAAAGGAGCCATATGAAATACCTGTTCGCACTCTGGCTGGCAATTACAGCCCCTCTGGTCTACGCGACCTGCACCTATAACACTTACTGCGATGCTGGCCGGTGCGTTACTTGTACCACCTGTTGCTATGGAGCAAGTTGTAATACATCCTGCTACTAGCAGGGTTTAGCCCAGCCGCAGGTGGCGCAGGTTTTTTTGTTTGTTTTTCCCTGCTAACAGCGGCAGTGTGGAACCGGCCCCTATACTGGTGAGACTACACGGACACCTCGGAAAGACGAGGGCTAACACGCATGATATTTAAGAGGAAATTATGGACAAAGACTTTAACTTTATCCGTTTGCCTAAAGGCATAGAAATGAGAAAGCCCTATGCCGGAGAGCTTGAATACTTTAAGAAAAACGCAAATGTGGCCGGAATGGCAACGGAAGACAACAAAGTCATTTTGAACCCATATTCAAATCTCAAACCAGAACAATATCAGTCCGTGGCAGTAAATGAGGCCAGCAGAATTATTATGCGGAAGCCAGAGTTTAAGCCGGACTTTGAATTAACAAATCAGCAAAAAGCGTTTCTTGACACAACCACATATAAAAACGCAAGCGAAGACGAAAGGAAAGCAACAATTGCCGCAAGGATTTTGTCAGATGATCCTAGTAGCGGAGTGCCGACTGCACAACAAAATTTGTTTGTGAATCTTTTGCGAATGGAACTTTTGAAAAGATAACAATGTCTGTAAGCAAACAAATACCATCGATTAAGAACTGGGGCGGCGTTCGCAGAATCCAAGAACGATTAGGCGGCTCCACCACTATCGCTAAAAACAGAGAAGCAGTGGCCTATGCCCTGCTAACCATCGCCAATACCAAGTTGACCGACATCATGGAGTGGGATGAAACCGGCAACATTAAGGTAAAAGCCAGCAAAGACATCCCTGAACACGCCCAGCAAGCCATCAAGTCCATCAAGGTCAACGAACGCTACGACAAAGAAGGCGGCTGCACACGCACACTAGACATCGAACTGTACGACAAAGTGGGTGTACTACGCATCTTGGCTAAAGCCTCTGGCTTACTAGATACCGTTGAAGACTCCGATAAACCGAGCGTGATCGGTATCAACGTCAAAGCCCCTGAGATCATCGACGCAGAGGAAGTCCGTGAGCAAAACTAAAGAAGCAGGTACCAAAGAGATGCCCGTAACCGGGCTGAACTTAGACTTTTCCACCAGCCCAATGGCGTGGAAATTCCTGCGGTCTAACGCTTTCGTTCGCGGCATCATGGGGCCAGTAGGCTCCGGCAAGTCATACGCTTGCTGCGCTGAGATCATGATGAAGGCCGTGCAGCAAAAGCCTTCTCCGATTGACGGCATTAAGTACAGCCGCTTTGCGATTGTCCGAAACAGCTACCCAATGCTGAAGACGACGACCATTAAGACATGGCTTGACCTGTTCCCAGAAAATACTTTCGGGCCACTGCTATGGACACCACCGATTACCCACCACATCCGACTGCCTGCGAGAGAAGGTGCCGCTGGAATCGATTGCGAAGTCATCTTCCTTGCACTGGATCAGCCAAAGGATGTCAGAAAGCTGCTGTCGTTGGAGTTGACCGGTGCATGGGTCAACGAAGCACGGGAACTACCCAAAGCAGTCATCGATGGACTGACACACCGAGTCGGACGATACCCGACTAAACGTGATGGTGGGGCAAGTTGGCACGGCATCATCATGGATACCAACCCAATGGATGACGACCATTGGTGGTTCAGACTGGCAGAAAAGGAGAAAATGAGTGGGGCCTTCAAATGGGAGTTCTTCAGACAACCCGGTGGAGTCGAAGAAGCAGATGTTGCAGAACTTCCAGAAAATCCTGAAGCTAACGATTGCATCTATAGTGCAGGAAGGTGGTGGAAAAAGAATAGCAAAGCTGAAAACATCGGCAATCTACCAGCAGGCTACTACCAGCAAATGCTCCTCGGAAAAAACCTAGACTGGATTCGCTGTTACGCCGAAGGTAAATACACTTATGTGCAGGAAGGCCGACCCGTCTGGCCTGAGTACGACGACAATATGATGTCAGCCGACTTGGATTACGACTCCAGCCTGCCCATCCACGTTGGCCTTGACTTCGGCTTGACCCCAGCCGCCGTCATCGGACAGAAAACAGGCGCAGGTACATGGAATATCCTGCACGAAATCGTCACCTTCGACATGGGCCTTGAGCGTTTCGGCCAGCAATTACTAGGGGAACTGAACGCCAGATACCCAAAAGCCCAAGTATTAGTGTGGGGCGACCCCGCCGGTATGCAACGTGACGCTATTTACGAAGTCACCGCCTTCGATCACCTGCGAACACTGGGTTTACGCGCCCAACCTACCCCCAGTAACGACTTTAAAGTACGTCGAGAAGCCGCAGCCGCACCCATGCAACGCCTAATCGGCGGTAAACCCGGCCTGCGTGTGGACAAATCCTGCAAACTTCTTAGGAAATCCCTAGCCGGTGGCTACCATTTCAAGCGAATCTCAGTTGGCGCAGGGCAAGAACGCTTCCGGGACGCACCCAACAAGAATGAACACTCCCACGTTGGCGACGCATTCGGGTATCTACTACTAGGTGGCGGCGAACACCGCAGAATGACCAAGAATTCCCACCTGCCCACAGGAACATTCACCGCACAAACCATCGCTAACAGCGACTTCGATGTCTTCGCATGATTGCCTTCGACTTAAACGAACAAGTCCGTCGCCCCAATGGGGCGATTTTTATGCCCTACGCCCCAGACCATGTTAGTTACATAAATACTAACAACAAAGACATCCTTTGTATTGGGGATAGCGTTTCTCGTGAGCAACTGGTGACCGCTCAAGCCAACATGGGGGAGGCCACAACCGTCATGATCTACGGTCAACCTGTCGGCGTGTTCGGTATGGTGCCACTTTGGCCGGGCGTTGCCGAGATGTGGTTCATCCCAGATGAACGTCTACGCGCCTACCCTATATTCATGACCCGTGGCGGCAGAGCATTTATAGATATATGCGCGATATCCTACGGTTTACACCGGCAACAGATTACAGTAAGGTGCGACCACGAAGCAGCGGTTAAATGGGCGAATGCTATTGGATTTAAGCAAGAAGCTATCTTAAAAGCCTATGGAACAGATAAGGCTGATTTCTACATGATGAGTATTGTGAGGCAAACATGAGCGGATTATTTGGCGGTGGCTCAGATCGGGCTGTCCGCGCACAAATGGAAATGCAGCGCCAAGCCAATGAGCGTGAGGCAGCGCGAATTAAAAAGCAAGAAGACGAGATTGCCGCATTGAAAACAGAAGAGGCGATGCGCCTGCAAGCGCAAGCCAGAGCTAGACGGCGTGGCGGTCAACGCGCATTGCTGTCTGCCGAGCGCATGGACGCAGAGGCAGGTCTACCACAATTGGTCGTAATGGAATAAGGAGCTAATCATGAGCGGTGTAGCAAAAGGCGTTGGTAAAGTTTTTACCACTGTAGGCAAAGCAGTATTTGGTGATAGCAAAAAAGCATCAGCTGCTACAAAAGCAACGACTGCAACAGGTGGTGCAGCCGCTACAACAGCAGAAGCGTCACAACCTGCTGCCCGTGTTGCCGCACCAGAAGAGCGTTTCCTTGCACTACGTCGTCGTCGTGGATCACGCACACTGCTGTCACAAGAGCGTCTCAATGCGGAATCTGGCCTTGGCGGTGAAACGACAACGCTCGGAGGAATGTAATGGAAAAGTCCGACAAGATGAAGAACAAAGTTGCCAAAGTCATGCGCGAGTACAAAGCTGGCAAGCTGAAATCATCGAGCGGACAAAAGGTTAAGTCACGCGATCAAGCGATTGCCATTGCAATGTCCGAAGCCGGTATGGCGAAGAAAGGCAAATGATGAAAGAAGTCTGGGATAAGCCACGCCCTAAAGACTTGGGCGAACCGAAGAAGCTATCGCCAATGCAGAAGAAGGCAGCACAGATGATGGCAAAGAAAGCTGGCCGTCCTTACCCAAATCTCGTCGATAACTTGGCGGCATCAAAAAAATGAAAAAGTTTTGTCCCGTTTGTTCCGAGGAAAAACAAATTGCTGATTTTTGGAAAGGGCAATATTGCTGCATAGACTGTCAAAAACAAAAACAAAAAAAATCTTGGAACAGCAGAACTCCAAAAAAAAGACTTGAGCAACATTTAAAATATAAATATGGGATAACTCACTCCGAATTTTCAAAAGCTTGGGACGAACAAAATGGATGTTGTTCAATTTGTAAAAAAGAATTGCCCGACTTAATGGTTTATGAAAATAGAAAAAGGGGTTATGCGATTGACCACAATCATGTTACAGGTGAGTTCCGTGGTATTTTGTGTTTGCCTTGCAACTCTGTTTTAGGCTTGGCAAAAGATTCTGTAGAAATTTTAAAGGCAGCCATTTATTACCTCGAAGAACGCGGGTCGTATGGCTTAACTTTGATAAGCAACATGAGAGCCGCGAAAGGGAAATGAGATGTTAAAGATTGAACTTGAGATGAATGGCGACGACGAAGAAGAGATGAAGAAGCCGTCAGCCCTGCAAAAGAAAGTGGCACAGATTATTGCCAGAGAGAACGGTAGGAAGAAGCCCAACAAAGAAGACATGATGCGGGCTGCGAAAGTAGACGAGGAAGAAGAAAATGGCGACTAGAGCATTGCAGTTTGTATCAGCCGACCGACACGCAAGGATTTACAAGTGGGAAGGTCTCCTGATGGGCGACGATGGTGCCGCGCTTCAGGTCGATGAGTTCCACAACATCACAATTCATGGCTTCGGTAGCTTTTCTGGTAGCGCAAACCTCAATATCCTCGGCTCGAACAGCGGTACAAACTTTGCTGTTACTAAGAAACATGACGTTGGATCAATGATCCTGACGGCTGACTCGATAGAAACTTTGCTAACAGAGCCACGGTTTATTAAGCCATCGATTACTTCTGGTAATGGAAGCACGGATATTGATTGCTGGGTGATATTAAGGACTGACGGGACGACATGAGTAAGCTGAAGGACCCTGAAGGTGGTTTGACAGCCGCAGGCAGAGCGCACTTCAAGCGTAAAGAAGGCGCAAACCTAAAGCCGGGTGTCAAAGGTGCAGCCGATACGCCAGAGAAGATGCGGCGTAAGGGGTCGTTCTTGACGAGATTCTTTACCAATCCGTCTGGCCCGATGAAGAAGCCCAGCGGAGAGCCAACTAGATTGGCGTTGTCAGCAAAAGCATGGGGCGAACCAGTGCCAAGCGACCGTTCTGCCGCAGCAAAACTGGCAGCAAAAGGCAGGGCTTTATTGAAACGATACGAAGCGAGTAAAAAATAATGGCTTACTCAGTTGAAGAGATCATCAAGCGTCACAAGACCGCACGGGCGAAGAAAGAATTGTTCCGTGATTTGTACGAAGACGCTTACGAATTCTGCTTACCCCAGCGTAACCTCTACGGTGGGGAATACGAGGGCAAAAGCCCCGGCCAGAAAAAGATGGCACGGGTGTTTGACTCGACCGCAATCAACTCCATCCAACGGTTTGCGAACCGGATGCAGTCTGGTGTCTTCCCCCCGCAGCGTAAGTGGTGCCGCCTAGAGCCGGGTCCTGATATTCCAGAGGACCGTCGCTACGAAGCACAGGTTGCACTCGACCAGTACACAGAGAAGATGTTCGCTGCCCTAAAGCAGTCGAACTTTGATATGGTCATTGGCGAGTTCTTGCTGGACCTGTCCATCGGTACCGCTGTCATGATGGTACAGCCGGGCGATGATGACAATCCGATCAACTTTACCCCTGTGCCACAGTTTTTGGTGAGCTACGAGGAAGGTGCGAACGGTCAGGTAGACAATGTTTACCGCATGATGCGTATCAAAGGCGAGGCAGTCTTCCAGCAATGGAAGGGAGCTAAAGTTACTGGCGACCTTGCCCGGATGATTCAAGACAAGCCGACTGACGATTTCGACTTTGTTGAAGCTACCATCTACGACTATCGCCGTGGTGAATACCACTACTGCGTGATCCATGAGCAATCAAAGCAGAAGATTTATGAGCGCCTGCTAAAGCGTAGCCCGTGGGTCGTTAGCCGTTATATGAAGGTAGCTGGTGAAATCTATGGCCGTGGTCCTGCAATTACCGCGTTGCCTGACATCAAGACGCTGAACAAAACACTGGAACTCCTGCTAAAGAACGCATCACTGGCAATCAGTGGCGTGTACACCGCAGCAGATGATGGCGTGTTGAATCCGCAGACAGTGAAGATTATCCCCGGTGCGGTTATACCTGTGGCGAGAAACGGTGGTCCGCAAGGCGAGTCTCTCAAAGCATTGCCCCGTGCTGGGGATTTCAACGTCAGCCAGATCGTCATCAATGATCTGCGTCAGAACATCAAGCGTACCCTGCTAGATGAATCATTGCCACCGGACAATATGTCGGCACGGTCGGCCACCGAAGTTGTTGAGCGCATGAAGGAGTTGTCGCAAAACCTTGGCTCTGCCTTCGGACGCTTGATTAACGAAACCATGATTCCTTTGGTATCCAAAATCCTTGAGGTGATGGATGAGAAAGGCTTGATCGTAATGCCGTTGAAGGTCAACGGTATGCAGGTCAAGGTGTCACCAGTGGCTCCGCTGGCAATGGCACAGAGCATGGAAGAGATCAGCAACATCATGCAGTTCAAGCAGCTTGCCGAAGCGTTTGGTCCTGAAGGTCAGATGGCATTGAACAACGGTGAGACAGTCGATTACATCGGCGACAAGCTGGGTGTACCTGCCACACTGCGGATGAGTTCGATTGAGCGTCAGCAGGCAATGGCACAGCAGGCACAGATCGCCGCAGCAATGGCTGAACAGCAAGGTATGGTGCCAGCCGGTGCGACGCAAGTAGTAGAGCAAGCATCGGGTGAAATGGAAGAGGGGATGATGTAATGGACTACGGCAAGCGACCAGACGGTAGCCCAAAGGGCAAAGGATTCTTTGGTGAAATCCCACGCCCAGACGGCAATGTCATGACCGAGGTTAGCATTGGCGTAGGCTTAAACGGCAAGGAAACGCTGATCCCGTTGATCGTCCCGACACTTACCAAGCAAGAGTTGGATTACTTGCGTAAGAGCAATGTCGATTCACCTGACTTTATGAAGAACATACCGCCATCGATCATCGACAAGGCGGTTGATTATGCGGCTGGGAGAGTCAAACAGAACAAGTCTCCCTTTGCTGATTCCACGGAGAAGTTTAATTTGCCAACAAAATAGGGAGAGTTATGGCTGGGTGGGATGATTTAGAAGCAATTCCTACAGTCGATGCGGCTGAAGTTATATCAAAAAGAGAAGAACTAGACCGCTTAGTGCAGCGTGTGTTTGGCACTGAGGACGGTAAAAAATTGCTGCAATGGATGCGAGAAGCTTACCTTGAAAATCCATCGTGGCAACCCGGTGCGGATAACAGTTATGGCTACTGGCGCGAAGGTCAGAACGCCGTTATCCGCGATCTTGAAGCTCGAATAAGGAGAGCCCTGCAATGACAGACACAGCAGATACTGGTGGCCTTCTCGCCGGCGAATCGATTGATTCCGCTGACGAGGCGACAACCCCGGAGGCTGGTGTAAGTGTTCCACATATTGACCAACCAACATCCCAAAACCTGTCCGCTGAGATCGATGACGATCCGCTAGAGCGGCCAGACTATTGGCCCGAGAAGTTCTGGGTCAAAGACAAGAACGAACCCGACCTCGAAGGGCTGGCAAAATCCTACTCGGAACTGGAGAAAAAGTTTCGTGCAGGAAAGCACAAGGCTCCCGAAGGCGGTAAATACGATACTTCCGTGCTGGGCGAGGACATCTCCGATGATCCTTTGGCAAGTGCTTATGTCGGCTGGGCTGCTAAATACGGTCTAAGCCAAGAAGCATTTGACGAAATGGCAAGTCAGTTTGGCGAGATCATGGGCGCTCAGTCCGAGATGACCCAGCAAAGTGCCGAGCGGGAACGGGCATTATTGGGTCCTAAAGCCGATGCTATCATCCAAGGCCATGCCCAGTGGGCAAGAGGGCTGGTGCAAAAAGGTATCTGGTCTGCGGACGACTTCGACGAGTTTAAGGTCTGGGGCGGCACAGCCAAAGGTCTTAACGCTTTGACAAAACTTCGGGAGGCCTATGAGGGCCGAGTTCCTGTAGAATCCGTTCCTCTTGAGGGTGCGCCTAGTAAGGACGAACTCTACGAGATGGTAGGTCGCCCAGAGTACAAGACCGATCCACAATATCGGCGCAAAGTCGAAAAGCTTTTTCAGCAGGCGTTTGGCAGCTAACCTCCTCCTTCGTGGAGACTTCCCCGCTTCGGCGGGGTTTTTTATTTGCAATTTCCAAAAATGTAGTGTATAAGCTTGTCACAAGGACAACCCTTGTGGCCCTTTATAGAAGTGAACCTTCTCGCATTGGCGTGGCGTAAACGCAAGTCGCGGCCCAGTAATTCTGGATAACCAAGGCAAAGAGTGTTTTTTTAACTTTTTGACGAGGTAATAATATGGCAATCTCAGTATCTAATGCCTTTGTTACCCTGTTCGATGCCGAAGTTAAGCAGGCTTATCAAGGCGAAAGCGCCCTGCGTAACACGGTTCGTCTTCGTACAGGTGTAGAGGCTGCAACCCACAAGTTCCCAAAAATCGGTCGTGGTGTCGCTAATGTTCGCGTTCCGCAAACTGACGTTACCCCACTGAATGTAACCTACTCGCAAGTTACTTGCACCCTGTCGGATTACATTGCTGCCGAATACTCGGACATTTTCAACCAAGCTAAGATCAACTTTGACGAGCGTCAAGAACTCGTTCAGGTTGTGTCGAAAGCTATTGCTCGTCGTCAAGACCAGTTGATTCTCGACTCCCTGACGAACTCCGGTACTTCCCTGACAGTTGCTTCCAGCGTTGGTGGTGCAAACAGCAACATGAATCTGGACAAGCTGCTGGCAGCTAAGAAGGCACTGGATGCCAAGAACGTCCCTCCGACTGACCGCTTCATCATCATCCATGCTAACAACCTCGCGTCGTTGCTGGACGAGACAGAAGTGAAATCGTCTGACTTCAACACCGTCAAGGCACTGGTGGCTGGTCAGCTTGATACCTATCTGGGCTTCAAGTTCATCACCATTGGCGACCGCGATGAAGGTGGTCTGGCAATTTCGTCGGGTGACCGTAAAGTGTACGCATACCACAAGCAAGCAGTGGGTATGGCCGAAGGTATGGGCCTGACCACTCGCATCGATTACATCGCAGAGAAGACTTCTTATCTGGTTGCTTCGATGTTCTCGGCTGGTGCTGTGGCTATCGACGCTGAAGGCATCGTGGAAATCACTTGCGATGAAAACGGCGCGTAAAGGAGAGTAATCATGGCATTTTCGATGACTGGTTTTAACACACACGGCGCATCAAAGGCCGGTAACGCGCCATCGATGCACACCTACAGCACGACTGACGCAATTGCTGACGTTAATACCTCCGGGTATTTCAACGGCGTTGCATCGGTTCTGAAGGTTGGCGACGTTATTTTCTGCCATACCAGCACTGGTGGCACTGCGGCAATGTCGATTGTTTGGGTAAACTCAAACACCGGCTCCGTGGTGGACGTAACCAACGGCACGACCGTTGACGCGACCGACAGCGACTAATCTGGTTAGCTGTAGTACCGGGGGCTGGCTTCTCAATGAGGGGTCAGCCCTTTCTTACATGAAGGGTTTGCGATGGCAGCCGGTGATACATCAATTCGAATCTGTTCTGATGCGCTATTG